TTTTTATATTTTTATAAGAAAAAATGATGCGGTAAAGAAACTGCATAGGTAAAAGGTATTCATATATTCAGAGAAAATTCGAAACTGTTCTACACATCGGTAAGAAAATAAAATCTTCCTGCTGGTAGTTGTTCGGTAGGCCATTGCCTCCTTTTCTGTGAGTCGGATCTGCCCGTGGGGTGGTAAACCATCTCTTGAATGAGCGTGATTGACGGGAATCCAGTGTTTTTGAGTTCGTCAAGAGTCGGAAACAATCCAGAACGAATCATCCATCTAAGGGCGTTCCAGTTTGGTTCTTCTTCTTGTTCAACGACTAACTTGTTGAAGATGTAGGCACATAGGTTGTGAAACCTGATGCTGTGTCCACAATTCGCGTAAGCAAGGCCGAGCGCTGATGCGGCGAGTGATCCAAAGTCTTGAGGTCGTTCGGGAAAGAACAAATGACTAAGTAAATCTTCGTCGGTGCGGTAAGGTAGGCCGTAGCTATTGAAGTAGCTGAGTACTGATACGTGAGTGAGCTTATTGCTGAAAGATGTCTTGTCAGGGCTCAATTTTGCATTGAAGTAATACTCTGCTGCTGCTGCGAGCTTCGTAAGAAAGTCTGGTCCATAGATTTCGTGCATGCGTTCACAAAAGGCTGAGATTGAATCGTCGCCTTGAAAGCGTGCCCAGAAATCGGGACTGTTGATATTAACACCGAGAGCCGAAAGACAGGTAAGTAGCATGATTGCATTACAAAATGAATCCATGAGCTGGGTTTGTTGGAAGCCAGATCCGAATCCGTTGTATAGCCATCGGAACAATTTGCCAGTAGGCAGTAAGATCGGTGTGTTGAGAATCGATTCCGTCATCCATTTCCATAATCGCTCGAGTTTGTTGCGGTTAGCGGGAGTTGAGTTCGGATAGAACGAAGTCGGTTCGTAACGGGAGAAGTCGAAATAGGATCGCCATATGCGATGAACAATGCGTATCAATTGATGAAGTAGTCTGTTGTCAAACTGGCTCCAGTCAGCTGAAAGGTAAGTGTTCTTTGGTCCGTTTTCGTAACATTCAGAGAAAAGTTTTTTCCATCCTCCTCTGATGATCTCTCGTCCCCATAACATTCTGCCGGCGTCTGTGTTCAAATATGTAGCTTGTAAAGGCCAAATGAACATCAGTTCGATCATAAGCAAAAGCTTAGTCGCGCCAAAAACAGCTCTAACTTTATCCTGTGCATACTGTGCCACAACATGAGTTCTCATGTGTAAGGTCAGCCAGTAGTACGGAAGTGGTTGGAAGCCGTCCCAGAATTGTCGAGCGCCAGTGCCTATAAGATGAAC